TAAGCGATCTTTTTACTGCTGGTAAAAAAAGTTTAGCTAGTGGCAAAGAATCGGTGTCAAAGTACTTCACAAATCTGTTTAGCGCAGAGCCAGAGGAGGGTTACTTTAGCATAGCAAAAGTGTTAAGTGACCTCTTTACTGCTGGTAAAAAAAGTTTAGCTAGTGGCAAAGAATCGGTGTCAAAGTACTTCACAAATCTATTTTCTTCAACACCAGAGGAGGGTTACTTTAGCATAGCAAAAGTGTTAAGCGATTTATTCACGGATGCTACAACTGCTTTAGCTAATGGTGGAGAATCAGTAACAAAAATATTCACAAATCTGTTTAGCGCAGAGCCAGAGAAGGGTTACTTTAGCATAACTAAAATGTTAGTTGACGGATTTAATACCGGACTAACAATATTGAATACAATAGGAGCAAAAATTAGTATTTTTGCTACTGAAAATATAATTGATCCAATACGCAATGCATTCACCAGTGCTGGCAAATTTATGTCATCTCTACCAGATACAATTATGTTTTCAGTTCAAGAGATTTGGATTAACACTATCGCTAAGCTGAAGATTGGTTTCATTAAATTCTCGGATCTTATAACCAACCTACCGAAGCTTTTAGCGCTTATGGCGGAGGGGGCGCTCACTATCACCGATTCCGGCAAAGCGGAACTCAAAGCTAGGAAAGAGGCTTTAAAGCTCGGGGGGGCAGACTCTAGAAACGCTATATCTGCAATTGAAGAGGAGCGAGTTGCGAAAATAGCTAAGTTAAGACCTGCTCCCAACGCAAATGGCGGTACCGCACTTATTGGTGGTAATACCACTAGTGGTGATCATGTCGGTACTAAGGTTGGAAGCCAAACCATCAATCACCATTACCATCATTACAACTCGGATGGCCCCCGCCCGGGAGCGCTCCCGAGCGGATTTGCCCTTGGCACAACATAAAAAAAGGGAGAGCTAAAAGCTCTCCCTCTTCTATTAGTCTTCGGCTAACTTCTTGAAGAACGATAAACTATCATCCTCCGCATCATCAACTGTATCCACAGCCCACGAAGGCGATGAAGCTTCAGTCTTGCGCTCTGGAGCAGTCGCTTCTTTGAACTGAGGCTTGAAGTTCAACACAGTCGGCTCGTCTTCCTCTGCGGTCGTTTTGGGTGCATGTGAACCGCCATCAAGAGCTAGTACCCGATAGAGTTTAGTCTTCAGGTAAGTGTAGCTCTTGAAATTCTTAGGATCAACGAGTTCCTGTAAAGAGTGCTGTGACTTCCAGATACGCTCCAACTCTACATCCAGATGGGGTCCCGCACGCCATTCCTCATCCGTGAGTAGAGGAGTAGCAGAAGCGAAATCAGAACGATCATAGTTACGATATCCTTCTACGTTACGAATCTTGAGATTGAAGTTCGCACCTTCCCAAAAGTCAAAAGGATTAATAGGAGTCTCATCTTCAAACTGAGGGTTCATAGCTTCGTTCAGTTTGTCGAAAATCTTCTTACCATACTGATAGAGAAATACTTTACCTTCATTCGAAGGATTAGCAGAGTCTTTTACAATACGTACATTAGAGAAGTATTTCAGCCGACGCTTCTGTTTACGAGCAATATCCTTATCAGAATCAACACCAGAGTTCCAGAGCGTAGAATTGTACTCAGACACTGGGTCTTCTTGGCCAATTGATGTAAGCGAGTTCTCAATGTACCAACCACCAGGGCCTTGAAAGCCGTGGTCCCAGAGACGAACGAAAGGCATATCTTCGCCGTCTGGTGCTGGTAGAAAGCGTAGTACAGCGTAGCCATTACCAGCCTTATCAACTTGTGGCTTCCAGATACGGTCATCACCGTATGACTGCTTTGCTGAAGCGCCGTTCAACTTCTGGAGTTGAGCGTTTAGTTTATCAAAAGAATTCTTTTGAGTTTTCATTTGCTCGAATGATGTCATTTGTATTTTCCTAGTATTGCGATTTATCCAAAACGGTCAAGTAATGCTTGTTTCATTACTGATCTATCATATTGTAGAAACGGTTTATATTTACTACTCTTAGAGTATACAACTTCCCAGATGATTTGTAAAGCTATTTTTGAATTCCAATGCTTAAAAATATCTAGAACGTCGTCGAGTATAATCAGCGATTCCAGTGAAAAACGACCAGATAGAACTTCGTTTAACAATGGTGGGTGCTGACCATCTACCACTTTAAAGTTAGAGTCAAAATCTTCGTCTAATGTTCGTATCTCCTGCTTGAAGTGATATGATAGTGATTGAATTTTCTTCGACCACTGCTTATATATAGCGTCACTTTCATTGTTTAGTAGGTCTCCAACCCATAACTTTTTGTCAGAGTTGACCATGTTAGCAACGATATAATTCTTATAATCATTATGTTTTGATAACTTATAGAACTGAAACTTATCCTTTCGAATCTCAAACGACTGAGGAGAAGCGTTCACTTTGCCGTTATACTTGAAGTAGTCATACGACGAGTTGAAGTGCCTCTGTAGTGCTAGATACGCAATGTAAGTCTCGTATGCGTCTCTGGTCGAGTATGTGCTCATACAGGCAGCTTTGCAGTCCTTTCCATTAGACGAAGGTCTTCAGCTTCATCTTGAATGCGAGATTTGAGATTTGAGTTTTTGCGAATGATATCACCTAGTGCTTCAATTTCAATATCATTCTTTTGTGCGTACTCCAAAACAGCATCCATATAATTGCTGTCTGGCTCTTTTGCGAGTTTATGAACATAAGTCACGAACTCCTCATACTGTAATTTTAGCGTCATGGCAATCGTTCCTTATAATTCATGATTGATGTTTCCTCATCTACATCAAGTTCTATGTGTTCAGCAGCGGAAAGCATATGCGTCTCCCTGGTTATATTTCTTCTAGACGAGTTAGTGCCATCTCTTGTTCTAAGAGATGATAGTATTCTTCCTCTTCGATGATGTATGGAGAATGAGACATGAGCCACTGCACAGACGAATTCACTGAATCGTGAATAAAATCTTCAGCTTCATAGAAACAATCGAACTCAGTGATCTCTGGATTTGAGTCAAGTGAGTCCGCTGCAATTGTTACACGATATCTCATACTACACACTCCTGAACTTTGTTTCTGTCATTATAATATAGCACAGTTAGAGATAAATGTAAAGAACTATTTTAGATTTTTTCAAAAAACTGTGTATAACTTTTCAAAAAAAATATGGTGCCGGATGAGAGATTCGAACTCCCGTCTAATCATTACAAGTGATTTGCTAGACCAACTCAGCTAATCCGGCTTTATTCTTATAGCTTTTTAATACCTAGTGACCAATTCTCAGCGGCATCTTCGACATAATGGATAGATTTGCCCGGGAAACGTTCTTCTTTGAAAACATTTTCGCCTTTGAAATACTGAACGCCATATCCAATATCATCTTTGAACACTTCAGCTCGAAGCATCGTAGGTGCTGCTTCGCTAAAATAAGTGCTAATCTGTGTTTTCATTATTTTGCTCCAGATATTTCACGAGTTTGACCATTGTATCCACAAAGGAATGATATTGCACTAGTTTTGTGCGTATATTTAGTTACGTATTCTGTATTGGAGTTTTTATGATGAATCCAAATCTCGTAATAATCATCTAAATGATGTATTCTTGCGGCGGCATCACGCTTATTCATTGGCATTTTTGCAACAAACATAAAAGCTCCTATAAAAAAATATAGAGAGGAGAGTTCAACTCCCCTCTATAGATTGCTTTAGAATTTGACTGAGGTTCTAAATCCAAGGTTAGTGTCTTGATATTCGCCATCACCATCTGTGTTCACTGTAACATAGGGGGTAATTTTTGTACCAAATATATCAGCATTATAACCTGCTTCATATTCAACATCAGACAACGAAACAACGTTCGAAGCATTAACAACTACTGTTGGCATTACACCAACATAAACATTGCGCCAATCGACAACTGCTTGCGACTCTGATGTAATCGTTTCTGCATCGATTGCATATGCTACATCATTAGTGATTGTAAGACCAAGCCCATACGGCAGTAGACCTCCTTTTGGTGCTGCATTATCATCTGCTAGTGCAGGTGTTGCAACGAATAATGCTGTAACTGCTACAGCAAGTAGTAACTTCTTCATTTATTAAACTCCTATTGTGTGTGTTGTTACATCTGTATATATCTTAATTCATATCAGTCTTTCTTTGCTGGATCAACTGGGCTGTCAAGGTCGAACTCGCCACGCTTAATAGCTTTAGTCATTAGGTCAGCGAGACTCGCATCGTATGTGCCGCCAAACTTTTCATCAGGATTATAGCTTTCTTCTTTTTTCTCTTCGCTCATGGCAATCATCCTTTGTAGTGATAATAGTATTCTACGACTTTTTACAGCTTCTGTCAACTGTTTTTTCAAACTTTTTACGATACTTTTAAAAGCAAATCCTGTATAGACGCCTTGAATGAAAAGTCTGTCTACGTCATCGTCTTTTCGTTCTTCTACTTCTACAATTTTGATGACAGAAGTGGGCGGTAAAATAATCTCTTGCTCACTAGCATGTACACTATGCTCTAAGATAGGTAGAACTTTAGTCCCCTTTGGTAAGAAGATTCGCATTTTATCCTTACCACCAAACCCCAACGTTGGTCTTATAGATGTACTCAGGAAAGCGGCATCACAGTATTCGTATCC